CGAATTCAACAACTTTTAGAGCAGGCAACAATTATCGGTGAGCCAGGCTATCCCGACTCCAAATTTGAATATTTTGACAAAGAAAAGTTCGCCGAGTTGCTTGTGAAAGAATGTGCTCAAGTATGCCGAGACCAGCCCAACATATATGCCATGAAATTAGACAGAGATAATTGTGCTATTGCGATTGAAGAACATTTCGGAGTTGAAGAATGAAAGAACGAATTGAACAAATTATTGACCAGGCATATTGTGATTTACATAAACAGAATCCAAATAGATTTTTTGGCCAAAGAACTATTGCTAAAAAAGTAGCCGAGTTGATTGTTCGGGAATGTTTAGCACAGGTTGATAAAGTGGATGTTATGTTAGAAGATGACAAAGAGAAAACTGGTGTAGCGTGGGTTGGATATGCGATTGAAAAACATTTCGGAGTTGAAGAATGAACGAACGAATTAAAGAACTTGCTGAACAGGCTACTTCAACTCTCTCCATGAATCATGAAGGTTACAGAGGTAAAGGTTACATAGAACAAGTAGAATATTTTGACAAAGAAAAGTTCGCCGAGTTGATTGTGAAAGAATGTGCTACCATTATAAATGATATTCCTTCAGCGCCACAAGGTAGTTGGAGTGATGGTTATTATGAAGGTTGTACAGATTCGGCAAAACAGATTAAACAACATTTTGGAGTTGAAGAATGATCAAAGGATTTGAACATGTTGGAACAGATCACAAGTGCAATGTATGCAGTTGCGAGTTTACTGAGGACGAGGGCGGCGTTTTGGGATACTTTGGTATTTTACCCGTGGCTTTCTGTCCTACCTGTTATTCAAGCATGGTTGACATGGTAAATCAGGACTTAGATTTAGATAATGAGTGATAGATTATTTTTCTTTGTCATTATGTTAATGGTAGCTACAATGGGTAACTTACCATTGTTGATTTTTTTATTTGCAGTTTATGTTTATTTAGATTGGCCTGAATAATGAATGAATTTGAAATTATTATAGTTACTAATGAATTAGTCAAACGTGGGGTTACACATTATACTATGCGTCCGGGCAATAACTGCATATGGGTAAGTTACAATGGCTTAGAAACTTATTGGATATTTCGAGAAGGCAAACTTGTTGACATACAAATAGATTAATGCTATAATAACACATCTTAACTAAGGAAATCTCATGGTACATTACGAAGTAGAATATGATGCCCGATTGGAAACTTATGTATTACACTACGCAGGTGAAATTTTTATTTTAGATGGCAGTACAGATCAAGAAGCAAGAACGCAAGCCAAGATAATCGTTGAGCAGATAGAAGATCATTATTACGAGAAAGCATAACAAAAAAATGAATGAAGTCACTTATTTAACTTTATCAAACCCCGGAATAATACATACCGTCCTTACTGATGAACAACTAAAACCTATTCATGATGAGATAAAAAAAATTCAGCAAGATTTTAGTCAAGCAGATTCTCGAAACAAGCAGTTAGCGGGAAATATTCAGCATGAATATGGGTTATATGACTGTCGAGAACATGTGGAAAATCTAACAACTAATTTAGCATATACATATAATTCACATTGTGATATGGCAAAAGGATATCTATCTGATCAAGGAATACGTGATAAAAACTATAGATTTAAACTAGGCGGAATATGGGTTAACTTTCAAAAAAAATACGAGTTCAATCCCATACACAATCATTCGGGAGTGTTAAGTTTTGTATTATGGATTAATGTACCCTATGATATCAATGATGAAATAGCTCACCCTAGTTCAGTAAATTCTAATAGCCTATGCCCGGGTCATTTTTCTTTTATATTTATTAATAATCTAGGTAAAATTGGTCAACAAAATATTCCGGTAGATCGAACATTTAATGGTAAAATGGTAATGTTCCCGTCCGGACTAAACCATTGTGTTTATCCTTTTTATACCAGTGACGAATATAGGATATCAGTGAGTGGGAATATTTACATTGAGGTTACTGATTAACTAAATTCTACCCAACCAGTGATAATATATTTGCTATTACTATAGGGTGGATTACCTCTATGTACATGAGTAAACCCTGCTGGCCATACTAACATAGTACCAGCTGTTGGTTTTATACGTAGACGCTGATAAATAAACTCTGTTTCCCCGCCCTCTTCAACGTCATTCAAGTACAGCATCCAAGCTAAAATTCTATTATTACTGGCAATATTTCCGTGCTCGCAATGCCATAAATGATATCCACCTCCTATCGGGGTGCACTGTATTTTATAATTGGCAATTTTATGACTGTCATAGTAAGTTAATATAGAAAATTCTTCTACATATTTGGCATAACATTCCTTCCAAAAAATATCAAGAAATTGTTTGGTTAATTCTTTAGATCCCTCAAGACTCATAGTTTCTTCGTCGGGAATAATTAAAGTATCGTCATGTTTTTCCAGTCGATTATGTTGTGGATTTACTTGTTGGCGTGTAGCGGTTAATCCAGCTTGGCGCACGGTTTCAAAATACTTAATTGCACGTTGACAAAAACTATCGGAAAAAGCATTATGGTAAACGCCGATAAAATCGTTATGAGTAATATTGTTCATGAGTATGTTATATAGATGTTAAAACTAACGGGGTATTTATTGAAAGAAAAATTGCTCAATAAAAATTAATTATTGGAATACGCCACTAAGCCGGTATGAACATAGGAATCGCTGTTATAGGGATTGGGCTGATAAAGTTTAAATGTTTTTGTTATCAAGGGTTCTAGTATGTTACGTTCGGCAGCCACAGGAAATATATAAAAATCCTGTCCTCGAGCATTACCCAATAATTTAGCCCCGTTTTTTTCCAAATTAGCATTAAATTTATCTTGTACTTTAAATTTTTTCATACGCTGCAGATATTTTTGATCCAATGATGCCCAGCCGTATACACGCACCCCGGGAGTACTGTTTAGAGCGACCCAATTACGTCGTCCGCCAGGTGTCTGTTGTTCCCCGGCTAGTATACAGCCTTTTAGTTCAGTGAATACCAACTGATAAAGCAATTTGCTAATTCCCTGTCCTCGAGCAGCAGTCCGAACCATAATAGATGGCACAGTATAAGCAGGCTGTGTTGGCCAGTCTAAGACCGGGTAGACATTTATCCATCCCACTGTCTGACCCTCTTTAAAAATAAACATGTCTATGCCCGAGCCATACCATGCGCCGGTTTTATCCACGGTGTAGACCAATTGATCAGTTAATCTGCGACTTTGAGCAAGATACTGTTTTAATTTTTTACCAGTGGGCAAATTGTTATCATCCGCCTCAAAATCTATTTGAGGAATTTTAATAATAGCTTCGTCAGTGAATTCACGTGATCTCATGTAGTTATTTATAAATTACACTCATTAAAATTCTAAATTTCCAGTAACAATATATTTAGGACCACTCAATGGTGGATTACCTCTATGAATGTGTGTATAATACCCGGGCCACATTACCACAGTGCCCGCAGTAGGCCGAATACGACATCGTTGATAGAGGAATTCAGTTTCCCCGCCCTCTTCAACATCATTCAAGTACAGCATCCAGGCCATGGTCCTTTGACAAGTTGATTTACCGTCAACCTCATGATGCCAAACGTGATAGCCTTGCCCGGGCAAAGTTTTTTGTATTTTGTAAGTGAAAATACCCTGTTCAGTCATATTACTCACCGACGGCACTTGACTGATATATTTTGAGTAACAATCACGCCAAAATATCGAAGAAAAATGCCTCACCAAATCCCATGAATGATCTAATTTAATAGTGTATTCACTGTGTGCAAAGACTGCGGTGTCATCGATGTATTGAGCGGGTGTATCCGATACTTGTTTACGTGTGTACCCAAACCCAGCGGATACTGCGTTTTCATAGTATTCAATAACACTATTACAATATTCCCGGGTAAAAGCGTTTTTGTACTCTAATATAAATTGGTCCATATATTTCCTTTGAGATATTTATAAGCTAACGGGGTCAAGCTATTGAAAACAAGACCCACGCACGAAGTGCAAGCGCGATAGACGTTAGATAATAAAGAGTAGAAATATAGAAATATTAAATATGTTAAATGAACCATTTAAAATTATTCCCCACAACCATTGGATACTATCTAGACAGAGAATTAGGCGAGGAAATGCTAGAAGTGGCAAAAGACCTGTTAGCCGATACCAACAACTTGACCAACACTTGGAATTACCGTAATACCTACAGTTGTGACCTCACGGCAAATAACAGTGTAGATAAGTTTAATCAACGAATAATTGGCTACGCTGATAACTATCTCGACAGCATGGGATTTGACAGTAAAGTTATGAAACAGTATCTGCAGGTGGATACGTTCTTCAGTGAGATGTTTGAGGGAGACAGACATGGCAAACACGAACATCCCGAAAGCCAACTATCGGGTGTAATGTACTTGAGTACACCCCCAAACAGTGGTAGATTGAGACTGTACGACCCCAGACAATACACCAGTTTTCAACAGTGGCCGGTAAAAGAAGAACACGTATTAAACTGGAGATACTATGACATTGAACCAGAACCAGGCTTAATTTTAATGTGGCCCAGTTGGTTAAGCCATGAAGTTTTGATTAATCATAGTGGAGAGGGCAGGATTACGGCAGTATTCAATATAGGTTACCGCCGACTATAGTGTAGCGACAAGAAAAATTGCATGCATGCATTTTCAAAAGGGGGAAAAAATTTCAGTTGAAGTTTTCAACCCCTGGGGCCAGAATATACGCGACAGAGATAATACCGAAAACAAAATTTCAAATTATAGCGTACGGAAATAATACCGAAAACAAAATTTCAAATTATAGCGTACGGAAATTGACGCCAAAAAAGGACGCGGCAAGCGTCCAAGTATTGTAGCTAAAGCTGCAAGCACCCCCCACCCAGTTTCTGCCCCCTACCCCCTGGGGGTTTACTAGACAGAGTCTTTTGGTTGACTTTTCTAACCATTTACTGTATACTGTAAGTACAGTAAGCAAAAAGGAGTTGGAAATGCGTAAATTAACATTAGTATTAGCTCTAGCAGTATTAGTTACAGCACAGGCCCAAGCACATGGTTTTAGAGAGTATGCCCCCAGATATAACTATGCTCCGCGAAACGCTAACTGGGTAGCTCCAGCACTGATGGGTGCGGCACTGGGCTACGCTCTAGCTCAGCCTTATAGAACTTACAGTCAGCCAGGTATTGTATACAGTCAACCCCAGTGTCAGCCTGTTTACCAATCAATTACTATACTGGATCAACAGGGACAACCACAGCAGATGTTACAGCAAGTGGGCTGTCAATAACTGTTGCGTTAATACAACATGTTGATGCTGTTATCTTTTGGTTGACTTTTGGTATCAATTTCAGTATAATAAACACATGATGCAGAATAAAGTAACACGTAAACGTAGACAAGATACTAAGCATGCCGTGTATATGTTAGTGAACACTAACACTAACGAGTCCTACATCGGCATTACTGTATGCGCTGGGCGTGGGTTAACTCCCAGTCGAGCACTGAAAATTCGTTTTCAAAAGCATGTTCGCAGAGCTTTAACAGAGAATAAATCGTGGACATTGTGTCGCAGTATACGTGAGCATGGTGCTGAAGCTTTTAGTATATTACTGGTGGACATTGTACGTGGGCGTAAACCAGCACATGCTCTAGAACGTGAGCTTATTAATGCCAATCGCCCCCCGCTGAATCTAGCATAAAACGGTTGACTTTTGGTATCAATTTTAGTATAATAAACACATAAACAGCAAGGAGCATACAATGTCACAAACAGTATACAATGTAGGCGATGATGTAAGCTATGGTATTGGCGGCGACAGTTACTATGACGGTAAAATTACTCGCATTACTCAGAGATTTATTTTTACTGATTCCGGTCGTAAGTATACACAAAAACAAGCAGCCGACGGTCGTACATACTATACTGTGACTGGCTGCCGTTATTGCTTTTTGAGACCAGGTCGTCAAGAATACTTAGATCCACACTTTTAACCCAACAGACAGTATAATAGAAACAAAAGGAGCAGATCATGGCAAGTTTCGAAACAGAACAATGGAGAGACGTCGTTACTCATACTAGCCGGGTCGTTTCCGAAATGGAAATGATGGCAGACTTCATACGCAGAGAAGGCGTTATGACCGAAGAGTTCGTGCGTATGTTCGACGAGGTCGTGGCCTGTGCTCGTATAGAGAATGACGCCCGTTGGAGTCAAAGCCCTACCAGATCGTAGGGTCTTTGACTATTAATCCAAAAGACAGTATAATACTAACATAGAGAAACAAAAGGAGCCGAAGATGAGCGATATCAGACCAGACACACTAAGAGTAGCAGACTTGATTCGTATCTTGTCTAAAGTAGATCCCGCCCTGCCCGTGTACATGAGCATGAACATGGAGTATGGTATGGAAGTTTCAGCATCAGATGTAGGGGTAGAAACCTACAGCGGGGTTGACTGGCTAGTGATCAGCGATACCCTAGGTTGTTGACAAAATGGCGCCCCGGCGCCAATATTATCATAGGAACACAAGATGACTAACGAACAACTACTGGCAATTAAAGCTATACATTCACTTAGCTCAATGGCCGCAGACTTTAAATCGGGTGTGGTGGATAACGACTACATCCGCACCCAGCTATTCAATGCTTTCGTGGCAATAGGCCTCCCGGTCTCTAGCGTACTGACCGAAGTGGGCAAAGCCATGGTGTACTGGGGCGAGTACGAAGATTCTTTAGTTTAAATAGGAAGACAAGATGGCTTTATCCCCTTTAGAAATTCAAGTGTCCAAAGACACAGTACGTGAATTTGTTCGCGTTAGTCAACTGGAACACGAAGGTTATGCCTATGCCGCAGGCTATCTGGAAAGCATGGTCGCGGAACTGATCAACCATCTACCCCAGGCCAAGCGCAGTCGCTATCGTAGCCAGTTTCAAAATGATACTATTCGTATGTTACAGAATCACAACAGTCGTAATCCCAAAGTTGACTGATTGGCCTTTTGGCAGTATAATTGTTTTTTAACAGCAAAAAGGAGCCGAAGATGGAATGTACATACTGCAGAAAATGGCACTTTAAAGGCATACTCAGCTGTCCAACAGCTCCCCGAACTCCAGTTGAACCCAAAGGAGAATAAACGGTTGGCCCTGTGTGTTAAATACAACACCAGGGTTGACTGATAATTCGGTTGAAACTACAATAAGAATGTAGGTTCGATCAGCTAGTTCTGGGGATGGACGTAGAGGCTCTTTATATATAATATCTGTTGCGCCGGCACAACGGTAAAAAAAGAAGTCTTTTTGATTGACTGAATATTCAATTGAAACTAAAATATGCACATAGTAAGAAATTAGGAGTACATCATGGATACAAAAGATTTCGCAATGTTTTCAGACGCTGGCAACGACGCAGTAGCCAAGATTGTGGAACTGTCAAAAACACATCAACTCAGCTGGACTACAACCTACAGCCTGTTACAGGCACTAGGCCAGGATAGCCGTTTTGCTGAGTCAATGGACACAATGGTGCGCGAAATAGTTTACGAAGTACTGGGCTTTAACGAAGACTTTTACATTTAAGGAAACACAATGATAGTAGAACTAACTAAAATCTCCCCTCAAATGGCCGATGCGTTGCGGGACAGCGGCGAATACGCTGAGTATATCATGGAGTTTGCCTCCGGCGAGAGAATCATCTGTAATGGTGATATGCTAACACAAGCCATGGAAGATGGTGTTCTCTGGGAAGACTTTTTATACAGTCTAGGTTATATAGAATGAACAAGTGGTGGTGGCGTTTTATGCCCATTATCTTTGGGATATTCGTGTCATTTGCGGCCATGATGGCTGTGATATTGGTTGCTTTAGGCAACTGGCTAGCAACAATTTAAAGGTAAATTATGTCAAAAGAATTAAGAGCTTTTTGTGATACTGTGGTAATTATTGTGTCAGTAATATTTGTGGCACTGATAATTAGTTGGGCCACGGTCTATTTCACCGCCCAAGAATTAAGTATCTTCTTGGCAATCGCCGGGGTCATTGTTATGTTCAAGTTGATTTATGATTTGAGGTTAGCTCAAATTGAGCATGATGCTGCAATACTGGATCTACAGAAAAATTTGGAAAATAAATGATCAAAGTCATTGACAACATTGTTTCTCAAAGCCGTCAACAGGCAATCAAAGACTCAATATTACACGGTGACTTCCCATGGTTTTTATACCCCTCATCAGTAGACGAACCGCCCTGCCCCTTAGATAGCTTCCCGGACAGTAATACTAGGGAAGGACCACAGCTGGTCCACGTACTATACGAGCATGTCATGGGCGGGGTTAACAGTCATTACTGGCAGGAAGTGGTGCCTGTAATAGAAGAAATTAACAAACTGTTTGGCATACAAACCGTTCCCTTAAGAGTTAAAGTCAATGCTAATTGGCCAATGGCAGACAGCACAATGTACAGGACACCACATGTGGATCATGTAGATCCCAACTTGTTAAACTGCATATACTACGTCAATGACAGTGATGGGGATACAGTATTTTTTGACAGCACAATTACAGTTGTAGATAGAGTACAACCCAAGCAGGGTAGGCTAGTCTGTTTTAACAGTGGGCAAATCCATTCAGCGGCATCACCTCAAACAACTAAAATTAGATCGGTCATTAATTTTTTATTCGACATTAAAGGAGCGGAAATTGACAGGCTTTTCCAGTAAACGAGCACAAAATCATCCAGTAGTACAAAACCTATTTGACTGGTTTGACACAGCTACTGACAGCGAAGTTATTCAACGTCTTGATCAATATCGCACACTTGCTTCAAAAGGCATTCTTGATCAAGTTTGTATTACACTATTGGAACGTGAACTAGACCTAAGAGGAGTAAATATCTATGAGTAATTTTGCTGTTATATACGAAGACCCCGAATATACTATTGATTCTGCGGAATGGGATCAAGCTTTTCCCCAGGAGCAGACGGACTGGTTACAGCACTATGAGGTAGTAAACTTCCAAACGGCTCGTCCTGACTGCCGGGAAGATTTCAGCCCTTACAATACAGTAAATTCATGACAGTTATTAACTGCCAATCAATGAGTATAAAAAATGAGAATACAGTATTTTATAATGGGCTTTATTGTAAGCACCGTGCTATGGCTAGTATTACTGTATAATGTGGATATTCCCGAGTACGTTATAACCACGGTTAATCAGTGTTTAACCACTTAACAGTCAGAATCGCTGCATGCAAGAAAGTTGAAAGAAAGTCGACCAGGGCATCAGAGTAGAGATTCTGTTAAATCGGTGTGGATCGGCGGCGGCAAGCTGGCATCAACCCTCCCACAACCCCGTATTATCAGCCTGAAAACCAGTCTACCAGTTCGGTGAATGAATGTTTTGACACTTTCTTGACCCTTACTCACTGCCAATAAAGATTGTGGGATTTATTTTTTTCACAGTATTTTATGCTGAATTAATCACTATCACAGTATTTTATGCTTTAATTCACTACTGACCTAAGCATCTTATCAGCTTAAATTTTTTATTTTCCTCTTATAATATAGTATAATTAAGTATGTGACCAGTTTAATTTTGAATAATTTTAAATAATTTAAATTTATTTTCCGTAATTCCCACAATTTATACACCGCAATGACCGACAATAACTTTATTTTTCAAGCCAGTATAGAGGATTTATCTCTATGTGATGACATAATCGCTTATTTTGAAGCCAGCAATCACAAAGCCGCCGGGGTTATTGGCTTTAAAAATGCCGGCCAGTATACGTCGGGAGCGGTCAACACTAAAATTAAAGACAGCACTGATGCTGTTTTATTGGACGAGGATTTATACATTAGATATACTAATCAATTAAAAAAAGTTACTGATCAATATGTTGAACTTTTTCCCTGTGCTAATCGTTATGGTCCCTGGGGAATTTTTGAATCCATCAATATTCAGCGTTACTTGCCCGGGGAAGGCTATCACGGTTGGCACACAGAAAGAACCAATAATTTACCCATCAATTCAGCTAGACATCTAGTATTCATGACCTATTTAAATACTGTTACTGACCAAGGTGGCACTGAATTTTATCATCAAAATCTTGTTACCAGTCCCCAAGCCGGGCTAACTTTAATATGGCCTGTAGATTGGACTTATACGCATCGGGGTGTGCCCAGTCCCACTCAAACCAAGTATATTATTACCGGGTGGTTCAGTTATCGTGAACGCCAGTGAATTACCCCTGGGGCAAAAAGCCCTAATACGTCAGTGTCTAGACGTCAGACTAGAGGAATTGGGCTTTGATGTGGGAGAAACTATCACTCGTGTACATAGCTCGCCATTTAATGGCGCCAGTGCTGTTAGAGTTGGGGCAAGTTTATTTGCTCTTAATAAGGCGGAATTATCCTGCTTGATTGTGGAGGTTCGGGATTAGGCTAAATCTGGGGTTTTGCACTACCGGCTTAAAGGTTAAGTTCAATTGGGGTAAATAATTTTATGCGAGCCCTACTTGATTCAGAAAGAATTCAACGGGAATTTCCCTATCCCGCTATAGTGTCTTGGCCTAAAATTTACAGTCAGGAAACTATCGATTGGATCACCAGTATCACCATGGTGGAAACGTGGCTGGAAACTTGTGTAGGGCATCATTTGGTACGCTGGGTGTGGCTGACTAATTCAGATTTCAATCAGTGTGCGGTAACATTTAATTACAGTCAAGACCGGGGATTATTTTTACTGCGCTGGGCCTAATAGTAAATATTCAAAAGAATTTATAAAGGCCATATAATGATATTAGAAAATTGGTTTGCTACCCCTATTTGGTACGAAGAAGGGTTGGATCAACTGGTGGATTTTAACCTAATTGAAAAAACCTGTTTAGAATTAAAAGAAACTAGTTCGGGCAGAATTAAAAGTAATAGTGGGGGATGGCAAAGCGAGTATATTAATTTGGTAAATAATCCAGAATTTCGTCCTTTATTTCAAATCATTATTGATAGGACGAAATCAGCACTACCTGAAATATTAGGTAAAAATGTATCTGTACAATTTTCCAATGCCTGGGTCAATATCAATAGGGGAAGAGATATAAATCTTAAACATACACACCCCGGGGGGATTCTTTCGGGATCAGTGTATATAAAAAGTTCCCCAAATTCCGGGGCAATTAGATTTATACGTCCTGACCTGAGCTCACATTATTTGATGTATGCCCCTTTGTCCCCAAACTTTGTTCCCATGATAGTATATAAACCAACCAGGGGAAAATTAATTCTTTTTCCTTCTTGGATTGAGCATGACGTAGAACCATCAACTGACGAAGAAACAAGAATATCAATATCATTTAATTTTGCCCTAGCAAATATGGCATCAAATATCTTGATTTAATTCCAGTTTGAAGCTATAATAGTCTTGTAATTGATAATTAATTACCACTCATATTGCCAAATGGAGGATCTAAATGAGTAAAAAACATAAAACAGAAGCCTTTGACCCATCTGCTGGCTCATCAAGTCATCGAGTCAGTTTGATATCGGTGGCCCAAGCAGTAAATGATGCCACTGGGGGCGAATTTCCCCAAAATACCAACAGAGATTATGAGAATATATTAAACTTTGTCTGGGCACCTGTGGAAAAATGCTATATTAATTATCGCAGACAACGTTGGCCCGAACCCCCACATATTAAAAAATTATTAACTAAATGGAATATTATCTGTGCTACACCTTTACAAGCACGATATAGTAGGGAAGAAGATAGATATTATATTGCCGACGGACAACAACATGGAATAGCTTGGGTATTAAAATATGGACCCGGAAGCCATGTGCCCATTTGTTATATTGAATCCGAGGATGAAAACACTGAAAGTGTAATGTTATTGGCTCTTAATACGGAAAATGAGCCCATGAAGCCATATTTTATTCATAAACAAGAAGTAATTATGGGCATTCAAGAAGCCGTAGATTTGGAAAATACCGTAAATGATGCTAATTGTCAAATTAGTTATCGTAAACGTAGTGCTGGCTGTATTACTAATATTGGACATTTATATATTATTCGGGATACATTTAAATTATCTGAATTAAAATTTGGCCTTATTAAAATGAAACAACACTGGCCCACGAAATATATTCAAACAGATACACTTCGTGGACTGCTACAAATTCGTAAATTATTAAAAGAAAATAAATCATATAAAGATGATTTATTCGATGATATTATTCGTACTGTAAAAGTTCGTTATGTCGACGAATCTGGTGTAGTAGATGCTAAAGTATTATTTAATGCTGTACAAGAACAATGTCGGGTGGATTTAGAAACTACCAGTATTGATGCCGAAAGTAAAATGGCTTCGGGTATTTTAAGTGTTTATGAACAAGTAAAGGGTATTGATATTGTAAATGGGCGTAGACCATTTAAAGATTTAAAAATGTCAGTAATTAAATCTTAATTGGACCACGAAATGATACAATTAGGATATAATAAAAAAACCTATGGTAATGCCGCTACATTTAAAAGATTTGTAGAGGCATTAGATGCGGGCGAAGATGCTGCCACAGCCATGCGACATGTATGGGTAGGTAAAAATCATAGAACACGTCGTGCGGGACATGACGCCATGCGAGCAATATGCGGGGAAAAATGTGCTAATCTGCGATGTGGGAACGTATTAGATTATAGTTTAGGGGGAAATATTAAGGGCAAAAAAGCCAGTGATAATATGCCCAGCCTGGATCATATTGTTCCCACAACCCGCGGGGGAGCAGACAGCATAGAAAATTATCAAATTCTTTGTAATCGTTGTAATACTGCCAAAAATGCCATGTATGGAGCTGAAGATGCGGAAAGATTGCGTGGATTAGCAGATATGATTGATTTAAAGACTTAATTAATATATAATTAAGCATGGCAACAAAAATTCGAACAATTAATGATAATTTAGATATTGTTACAATACAAGATATCGAAAATCATAAATTAATTACTGATAAAGAATTAAATGCTGACTTAAAAAGTCTGGATAAATTCACAGGTGATACAAATAAAAATTCTTTTGCTGGAAATAGATTTCTTTATCATTTTCAGTTTAAGAATTTATTAAAATGTCGCAGAGAAGACGGTAAAACAATTTATGATATTTGGAATAATCTTGAATTAAAACAAAAATTACTTGAAAGTACTAAAAAAAGAAATAGGGGCGGCCGCACTCCCGGGGGAAATATATTTGAGTGTTTTAGAATTAATTTGGGCGCTGTTGTGATGTTTAAAGCCACAACTGCCAAATATCTTTATAAAAAATATCGTGCTCAAGCAGTATTAGATCCCACCGCCGGGTGGGGAGGACGCATGTTAGCGGCTCATAGTTTAGGAATAGAATATACGGGTATTGATACTAATATAGAAATGAAGACGGCATATGATAATATGATTAATTATCTTTCTCGAGATATTGAAATAAATCCTTTATTAACTATTCAAGCGAATCCCAGTAAATTAAAGATGTATTGGCAAAGTTGTTTAGATGTTGATTTTAGCACAATTAATTATGATTTTGTTTTAACATCGCCTCCATATATTAATTTAGAAATATATGAACATATGGAACCATGGGATAATGAAAAATTATTTTATTTGAATTTCTTTATTCCGCTTTGGAGAAAATGTGTAGATAATATTAAAAAGGGCGGTCACGTGGCTTTTAACATCAGTCCAAAAATGTATGAAGACGCAGTATTATTTGGTTTGCCACCATGCGATGATGAAGAAGATTTATTACAACAAATGGGACAGAAAAAAGGCAAAAAAAAGCAGGATAAAATTTATATTTGGAATTGTTAAAAAGGATTAAATTATGAATATGGAATTAAAATATAAAATTGATGAAAATGGAGAAGAAATACTAGTAGATAGACGAGGGTTTCAAGTAATGATGACCTGGGAAAAAACATATATGGAAGCATTAATTGATCATTTAAATCCCGCAGGCGATGTTTTAGAAATAGGATTTGGAATGGCATATTCTGCTAATCAAATACAAAAATATCCAATTAAATCGCATACTATTATAGAAGCTGACGAAACAGTATTAGAAAAATTAAATAGCTGGGCTAAAGAACAACCTCATACTGTGAATATTATTCATGGTACTTGGCAAAAAATGCTTCCAACTTTAGGGAAATTTGATAGTGTATTTTTTGATGACTCTCCTTATGAAGGAGAAATAGAAGACGGTAGAGAAAGATTAAGTTTATTTTTCCAATATATGTTAACTAAACATGCTAATGTAAATGCACGTATGACTTGGTACAATGTAGTACCTCCTTATTTTAGAGCACATCCGGCTACTGAATTTAGTTGTAAAACATTTAATATTGATATCCCGGACAATTGTCAATATGTTCCGGACCGTATGAAACAGGCAAAAACAGTTTTTATGCCCTTACTTAAATATCCTTTGGGCAGTTTAACTAAAGAACAAATTTTATTGTATAATCCTATTATGGCTTTGGAAAATTAAGGATTAGCCACAGAAGTGATAGCCCAAAAATCACTACTCATAGACGTATTTTGTATTACAGAGTAAGGCATATAAAAATATCCTTGTTGCCCCCAACTGGTGCCCCAGCTATTTCTAACAATAAAATAACCTTTGCCAGCAGGTCCGGTTAAATTATCGTTGTATCCCACAATACATACGGCATGGCCGCCTAAAAGTTGCTCAGTTCTTGTATTAGGATAAGGCATCAAGCCTGTGCCACGTGGTTGCCACCAAGTTCCCGATTCAAAACTACTGTAGACATAAAATCCAATCACTACCGGTGCTTTATTGGCAAGAGCAGTTTTTACAGCGGCAAAATTATTACATTTACTGTACCCAGTTACTTTACGTTTAGCGGCATCTGTGTATGCCGTTTGATTGGGCTGAACTGCGAATTTACTTACAGTATAAGGCCATAATGATTCTAACGGTGCTCCAGTTTGACTACAAGCAGTAATACCGTCATGAATATAAGCTCCGTTGTCTTTTGTTATATCTCCTTCTATTACACGTTCTTGATAATAAATGAATAAGCGACTGACTCTTTCTGATTTTTTATTTTCGTAGTCTACTAAATCAATTGCCCCAGCAATAGCATTTCCAGTACAAGATCCTAAATTACCTTGATCATCTATTGGACTAGCATAAGGTCTTAAATCAACAATTGTCGGGGTTATAGACGGAGCAACCTGATTGTATATTGGGAATTGAAGATTTGGCGGACTAGCCTTCCAGTGATATTTAGGAATAGCATTTATAGCCATTTGTGCTACATAGTTTGGGTCTTTTTCCGAAGTATATACTGGTAAATTTTGTGCTATCATAGTAGGTTGATCCTTTAACTTAAATTATTTATAATTGAATATTAATTTAATTAACAGCATAATATTGAAAAAGAAATCAGCACAAAAAATTAATAAATATACTATTATGAAAATATTTGAAGTTACTAAAAAAATAAACGAAGATGATGTTGAAAATAAATCATCTAAAGAAATACGCTATAATAGTGAAGTTGGAATTCTTTATGGGTTAGTAGGTAACGGGACATTTGATATTAAAAATCCACAAGACACTATACCTAATTCTATTTTAATTAACCCTGATCAGACCTATAACGATATTAAAAAATATTTAGGGCCAGTTTACAAATCAGAATTATTCATGTCTTGGGCAGCCAGAGGAAAAGAAATTCGAGGAAAAATAATAGCAAAGCAAGGAGAAGCACCGACTCGCTTAGGCTGGGTTGCCGGAGCAAATATTGCCGGTGGGGTAACAGATATTCAGTTTGAATCAGGATTAACCGCAGGCATTTCAATTAAAGCAGAAGCAGGTATTACACTGGCAA